CTGATTAGTTTGAGAACAAGTAATATTAATTATGAACATCCAAAGACTAAATCATACAGGCACTCAGCAGAAATACTCTGACTGAGGAAAGCGACTTGTGGATATCTTACTTAAAAGATATTCACAAAGTATATGCCCCGATCCTTCTGTTCGCAAGAACTTTAGGAGGAGGGTTTTGGGTTGTGTTCGTTCTTTATTCTTACTTGGGTTAAATCGGAGATCAGTGAAGCAGTCGATATGTTGTATCGGCCGCTTCATTCTCACCCATTCTCATGGTCAATCAGTCGCCACTTTGAAATCGGTTGATAGATTTCTATTAACGGGTTTAATTGATGGTCAATGATTTCGGCCTTCGAGATTTCGATACTTGATTGAACTGTCGAAGAGAAATCTTCAGGCAGCTCGATCTGTGGTATCGTATTGGCGTGAGATTCGGAAAGACCCTAAGATGGATCTTGATTCTATCAAGAACCCATCTACGGGGTTGGACCGCAGCACATTTATGGACCTTTATGGTTCCTTATTCTCTGAGACTCTTTCCGAGTTGGTTACTGAAAAGGTAACCAAGCAAGACCCTAGCTACCCTGTAGTTAGGGAATTGTGAGGGAAGAGAGTACCAGATGAGGACCATGTGGCTCCGTACTACTGTTCCTGAAAGACTGGCCCTAACGGGTTGGCCTTACGGACAGCAGGGAAGGACCTTTGTGCCCTAAATCAGCATCCAGATCAGGCTGAAGCAGTAAGAAAGCTTCTTGCCTGGAGTGGTGAGGTTTTACCACCTTATAGTTGCGCCGTGGATAAGTGTACTTGTATACTCTCCAAGGTAGTGGCTATTGCTGACAAGGGAGGGAAGACTAGGCATATAGCACTTGTGGATTCTTGGACTCAGCTTGCGCTGAATCCTCTCCAACGGTTAGGGATGAAAATCCTTTCATCGATTAAATTCGACTACGCCCTTAAGCAAGGCGCTGCCGTTGAGTCCCTTCTTCGAAGGGACTGTCCCAAGTATTCTTATGATCTAAGCTCTGCAACAGACCGGTTTCCGGTTTGATTGCAAGGTATGGTCGTAGAAGCTATGTGGCCTGGTCTATCTGAATCCTGACTTACTATTTGTG